AAAAGTTTCAATCTTCAGAAGAACAGAAGAAAAAACGTGCTGCCCGTAACAAGGCAAGACGCAAGGCCATAAAGAAAGGTACTGTGAGAAAAGGTGACAACAACGATATGTCACACACAAAGAATGGGGTAGTAAAAAAGCCCCGATCAGTAAACCGAGGCTCTAAAAAAGACATGCCTGGCGATCGCAGAGCCAGGGGTAAAGGTCAGAAGAAACGCCAGCCTAAGAAAAAATAATATCTTATATAACACAAAAATGAAAAGTCAAAAAAAACGAAAATACTATACTAAGTATTCTGATGAACAGGAAAAAGAGATTTACGATAAAATACTTAATGCTGATGGTCCTAATCCAGGTGGTAGCTCAAATGCAAAGTGGGATAAAAGCTTCGTTATTGATGTTGGAGATGGTGATAAAATAAGAGTGTGGGAGGTTAACGGAAAGTTAACATACCCTCATTCTGACCAAAGATTCGTAGATAATAAACTTTATAGAAAAAAGTTCGCTAAAGCTGTCAAGAAATATAAACCAAGTGACAGAAAGAAAAGAAACGAAGAAAAAAGAATGGTTATAGAAAAAACAAAGTCTGCTGATGGTAGAGACTTTTACAGAAAGAACAATAGCTACTATAGCGGAGAACTTTAAGAGAGGGCGGAAGAAATCTTGTTAGACAAGTAGTCGTTAATCGCTGAAAGTGCATCATTTCCTTTTCCTGAACTGACAGCATTCCTGTCAACAAAGTAAGTACTGACATCATCTCTATGGAACGCATACCACGTATCATCATATGGGTTGTACGTGGCCAACACGCCATAGTAGTGCATCCGTTGTTTCTTTTTCATCTTACTTTGTTTAACCATTCAAACTCCTTTGTTCGCATTCCTGCATACATCACTGCTATCGAATCGGCCATGTGTTCCTGTTTCATTAAGGGAAACCCGTTCCTGATAAGCCATGGTGCTTCTGGGTGCTTTTCGTAAGCCCATTCTATCATCTCCTTCTTACTGGCGTTCTTCTTTCCTACACTTGCCATCTTTACCTCCTGTGGTGTCACTTCCAAACACCTGTCAGGTAATGAAGCAAGCAGAAAACAACTGACACCGTAGTTCTTCATTCCACTTGCACTCTGACTGCCACTCGGTGTCTCTGCGAATATGATGTTAGGAACGTAACGCTCTATGAACTGCTTTGAACCTCTGTACAGGTCCACACATCTCTCAATAAGGTCTGAGGATGCACGTATCTTCTTGTTAGGGTTCTTTTCGGTTGTTATGGTCACTGAGTCAATGACAATGATCCTGTCACCAGAAACATCAAAAGCCGTAAGACACGTATTACTCAGACTTGGGTCTATTGCTACTGCTTTCATTCTTTACAGTTAGGGTACGTACAGTTATCATTCAGGGTACAGCTTTCACCTTCCCTTTTTACATACTTGCACTTCTTTGGCTCTGTTCTCCAAAAATACTCACACGTTCCTCCAAGTACAGGAGCTTTTGTGAAGTATGATTGGTAATCACTCGGTTTTGCAGTGTATCTGTAGCATATCTGCTTAAGTGGGCATTTCTCGCCCGAACACATCGTAATGTCTGGCATGGCTATTCTTCTTCTTTATCTTGTAGTTCATATGACTTCTCAATGATGCCCTGTTCGATTGATTCAATTGACCATCCAGACACCAATGCAGCAGATACGAACAAATCTATAAGACCGTCAATTGTTGGCCCTATCGGTGCTGAAACGGAATACTCACCGTTTTCGTTTTCAATTGTAATGGTTGTGTTCATTCTTCTACGTCTTTACTTCGTTTCACTTTAGGTGCTTCACCTTTTGTGTACTTCAATTTGCGATTCGCGATTCGCGATTTCTCTAAGATACGTTCCATTTTCTTCATCTGTTTACTCCAGTCAATGGTTGCTCGTTCTGCTGATTCTGCCTTGCGGATGAACTCTTCTGATTCGTCTCCTTCAAGTGTTGGAATGAACACCGTCACCTTCTGCGTTGGGCAGCTCATCTTGTGATAACCGCAACCTCCGCAGTACTCACACTTAATGTCCGTTGCTTTGCTCATTTTCAATATACCATTTCAATAGTTCATTAAGATTTCTTGATACCTCCTTCTTGCACTGCTTCTTCTTCTTTCTCGGAAGCCTTGGAAGGTCTTTGGCACAATCACATACAAGCTCAAGCACCTCTACATCGATTCTTATTTTTCCCATGTTTATTGTTTTATTGATGTGCCAAATATCACTATTTTACAACTGATTGGCACACCAAACCATCTATTATTAAAACGATTCTTTAGTAAGCCGTTGTAAACAATAAAATTATTTGTCGTCTGGTTTTAGAATCAACGCCAACACACCGAACAACGTAGCTTGCTCTTTATCTCCCATAAAAATCGCCACAAGCATTGCAATCGTTGTAATTGCACCAAGAAATCCGCTAATTACCCTCATTAAGTCTATCATAACTTTTCAGTTTACAACAAGGGCTAAAATCAAAAGCCCATGTCAGGTTAGTATTTCAATTTTCGTTTCGGTTGTTGGTCTTCAATTTTTAGCCAAACCGTTGTGTAAAAGAGCGGGTGGGTATATGTTACCACCATTATCACCGAGCTGATCCATGGAATTTACGGCTGTTTCTACTCTGATCAAGAGTTTCGCTCTATTATCTTCTTACACTTCTCGTAGTCCTCAATGGACTCGTAATACTTCAGTACAACATCTGGGTCTTCATGGTTCTCAGGCAGGAAGAACTCACCCTGCTCTGCAAGTTCGTCATAGGTTGTCTCGCCTATAAGTAGCTGGTAGGCGTTGTAGTAGCACTCTTCAGTCTCGCTCATGTTATTTATTTATAGTGGTCTTAATTGATTTTGGGATAAGCAATAACCTTTTCCATGACCTAAATCTTTGATGTTGGACTCCTGTATGAGGTCATCCTTTAAAGACCACCCAGCAAATGTTACCGTATTATCTTCAATTATAGCGAGTATATACATATCAACATCTGGATTAACCTTCATCGTGGACAGTAACTTTCCAGTTTTGTACCTCGTAGACTTTATGTCGTACCTGTAATTCTTATATACCCCATCGTAACTTCCGCTTCTCGGAGATAAACCTATATCTGGGAATACATTGAATTTTTTAGCAAAGGCATACTCAGCAATTACCCCATCAACATCAGCAGCCATACCATCATGGCTTCCTATTTTAGCGTCTTTTACACCAGCGTTTCTCGCTATCAATGTTCTCATTCTTCCTATCATCTCACAAACTGTGATTTCGTCAGGTCTTAGCGTTACTTTCATCCCAATATCTTTAGTGTTCCGTCAGCCTTTACGATGTACACACAGTTTGGATTCTCAATGATATGCGTCAGGATCGTTGCCATCTTAACATCCATGCTTCCATTGAACACAAGCTCACTCAATGTGTCAAGGTGTGCATCACCGTCTGGAGGAAATACGTTCAGACATTTCTCTATTACCGTTTCTACGTGCTGTTGTGGTGTCATTTGCTTTTAAATGTTACTGGATACTTGGATAGATAACTCTCTACGTCCTTCAGCTTGGCAAACTTGATGTACTTTCCATTCTTATCAAGCACCTTGACCATCGATATGACTATCTTAGGGTCACCATCGATCATCTCAAAGCCATACTTGGTGATCTCAAAACTTCCTACATTCATTGTTTTTAATTTTGGTGCAAGTAAATAAATATTCCAATACCACGCAACTTTTTCAAATAAAAAACCCCGCCATCTGCCAGGGCGGGGAACAAAAAATGAACGATCAGATAAAAAGATATGTAGCAGATTATTGTCCTAATTCATTTCATACAGTAATATTGTGTCCTTAGTGGCCTGTGCAATGAACTTCTCATACTCATCGTAATCCTCATCGTCTGCCTGTGGGAAACATATATGCAACAACTCATGCACTATACTCTCCTCATCCAAAGGTATGTCGTGGTAAATGACAGCACTCCTGCCATCAAAGTCCCTCTCTACCCCTACAAAGTAATCCTCACCATCATACTCAATGCTATCAGGGTCTATCCGCTCAGTACGGATACTCCAGTCTTCAAGACCCAAACGCTTTACCCATGAATCTATAAGTGGTTTCATTACACT